ACGAATGACCAAGTGGTTGCAACAGATGCAAACCAAGCATTCTTTAAATTTCAAACAGATTCTACTAATAGTGAATCATTCACAGACTTTGAAAAACTACACTTTGTTCATAGCATTGCTAATACTGATTATATTAGTAGATTACCTATCACAGTAGCGGCAAGTACAAACTATCACTTGAAAATATCATTTGATAGTGACAGAAAACTGTCAATATTTGTAAATGGTGTTCAATACAACATTACAACTACATCTGGAAGTACAGGTGGTACATTGGTTACTCAAGGTAATACTAAATCAGCAGCTATAACTAACGATGTAGATTTAATTCCATACGTTGGGTTAGAAGCTGGTGACGGTAACGCTGCTGTAATTGACGTATCTTATTGCGCAATTAGCAGATTGTTATTTGAATAATAGTTATTAACAAACTTTAGGATGGGGCTTCGGCCCCATCTTAACAAAATTAGGAGAAAATTTATGTCAACAGATATAAAATCATCTGCAGTAATTACAACTACAGCGCTCGATGCTGATGGTTTATCGACTGCAGCATCAGTTGGAAATAATGCAGCACTTACTTTAGGCGGGGCATTAACTTCTGGAGGAGCTTATACAGCAGATACTGGCACAGCTAGACAAATTACACTTTTAAGTGCAAGTGACGATTCAGGAATTACATTTACAGTAGTAGGAACGGATGTTAATGGAGACGCTTTATCGGAAACCGTTACTGGAGCAGACTCTAGTACGGCAACAAGTACAGGGTATTTTGCAACGATATCATCAATAACAGCAGTTGGAAATCCAGCAGGTAATATGTCTGCAGGAATTAATTCTGAAGTAGCAGGCGTTGTTTTTGCAGGTCGCACGCGAGTTAAAAATTTAAATTGGACTGGTGGCGGTGCTATTGGATCAATTTACGTAAGAAATAGTGGAACAGCAGGAACAAGTTTAATAACAGTTCGTTCTAATGCTACTTTAGGGGTTAATGATAATCTTACTTTAGCAGATGACGGTGTTCTTTTTCCTGACGGTGCTTATATTACTTATACAGAAACACAGTGTAATAGCGTAACGGCATTTTACGGATAGTAGGTAGCTCATGGCGAATACTACTTCCGGAACAGTAACGTTCGACAAGACATTTGCTGTTGATGAAATTATAGGAGAAGCATACGAACGGATTGGCTTACAGTCTGTTTCAGGATTTCAATTAAAAACAGCAAGACGTTCTTTAAATGTAATGTTTCAAGAATGGGGCAATAGAGGTTTGCACTACTGGGAAGTAGGTGATACCAATATTGATCTCATTGAAGGTCAGGCTGAATATACTTTTTATAGAGCATCAGGTGATGCAACTTCTTCAGTAACAGTAGGTGGAACAAGTGGAACTTCTACCTATGGAATAGCAGATATTTTAGAAGCAACATACAGAACAAATCGAACTGAAACAACACAAGCAGATTCTACTCTTACAAAAATAGCTAGATCAGCATATTCTGCACTAGCAAATAAATTATCTAAAGGAACTCCTTCTCAATATTTTGTTCAACGATTCGTGGACAAAACAACTTTAACCGTTTATCCAACAGCAGATTCTACAGCTGCATCTAAAGATTTACATATTTTCTTTGTAAAAAGAATTCAAGACGCAGATGCAACTTATACCGATGCAACAGATGTACCTTATAGATTTGTTCCTTGTATGGCATCTGGATTATCTTTTTATTTATCACAAAAATATGCACCACAAAGAACACAAGAATTAAAATTATTATACGAAGATGAATTAGCACGTGCTTTATCAGAAGACGGGTCTGATGCTAGCACTTATATAACCCCGAAGAATTATTATCCGAATATATAATGGCATTCGCAAGAGGAAAATACGCAAAAGCAATATCAGACCGATCAGGTATGGAATTTCCATACAATGAAATGCTCAAAGAATGGAATGGAATGTTTGTTCACAAATCTGAATATGAAGCTAAACAACCACAATTAGATCCAAGACCACATGGAGCTGATCCTCAAGCATTGGAAAATGTAAGAACAGATAGAACAGAAAATGATGTCTCATCATTATTAATCCATGATCCGTTTACCACGTACGCGGCTTCATCGAGCGTAATTAATGTTAATACTCCAAATCATGGATTGACGAGTGGGGATACTTATAGATTTAGAGGAACACCAACAATTGCAGGAGATTATGCAAATCCAGGGTCTTTTGATGGTATAGCAGGTTCGAATATTGCAAAAGCTGCAGGGTATGCTATTGTTACTGGCAAGTATGTTAGTGGCTCTAGGGATACAGATTTTACAGACGATTGGTTTTATTTTACTGTAGATACTAGCACTGCTACAACAGGAGGAATTACAGGAGGAGGGTTTCCGGTTTCAATAGGACCAGCAACTTTATCAGCATAATGGCAGGATTTACTTATTCAACACTAACAACAGCAATTCAGAATTATACTGAAGTTGGAACAGGTGTACTTTCAAGTACAATTACAGATCAATTTATAGATAATTCAGAACTTAGAATTCAAAGAGATATTCCAATTGATGCAGATCGAAAAGAAGTTATAGGCAATTTAGTAGCTTCAAAAGACAATGTAAATGCTCCTGCGGGAACTTTATTTGTCAGAGGACTTCAAGTTTATACTTCAACAACGGCTGCAACTGGAGCTAATAGTTGGCTGGAAAAGAAAGATATTAGTTATTTAAGAGAATATGATTCAGCTGAAACTACTACTGGCACACCAAAATACTATGCAATGTCTGGAGGAGCAGAAGGAACTGGTGCAACTTCTTCAGGAAGAGTTACAATTGTTCCAACACCAAGTTCAGCTTTTATGTACAAAATTCATTATAATGCTAGACCAACAGGATTGAGTTCAGCAAATACGACAACTTATTTAAGTCTTAATTTTGGAAATGGACTTTTATATGCATGCCTTGTAGAAGCATTTAGCTATTTAAAAGGCCCAATGGATATGCTACAATTATACGAACAAAAATATCAAACCGAAGCACAAAAATTCGGTGGAGAACAAATAGGTAGAAGAAGACGAGACGATTATACGGATGGTGAACCACGTATACCAGCTACTTCTCCTGCACCGTAAGGACTAAAATATGGCAACACTAACAATTAAAGTAATTGAAGAAATCACACTTAACAACAATAGTTACAACAGCGAAAGATCGTTAGATATTTCTAGTGTTAATGAAATTGTTAAAAGAATAGTAACTATTTCAACAACAGAAACAGGCTTATTAGGTTTTGCTACAGCTTCTTCAACAGATTTATCAAAAAGTTATCTAGCAGGTCAGTTTGACGAAGACGATGTTAGATACATTAGAATTACAAATTTAGATTCAAGTAATCACCTTACATTAATTTTTAGAGATGAAGACAGTACAGAGTTTGCTATTAAAGTAGACGCTGGTCACTCGTTCATTTATCCAGGTGACAATAGTGGTGGTGTTATAGATACCATGCATGCAGCTGGTTCTGCAATTACTGTATCTTTAAATGATTTGGTTGATATTACAGCTCAAGCAGATACGTCTTCTGTAGATGTAGAGGTATTTGTAGGAAGCGCATAGGATAAAATATGGCATCAAGTTATACAGGTCTTGGTACAGAGTTGATGACAACCGGCGAAAATGCCGGAACATGGGGATCAACTACCAATACCAATTTACAAATTATAGAACAAATTTCTGGTGGTTATACCGCACAATCCATAGCGGGTAGTGCTCAAACAACAACTTTATCCGTTTCTGATGGATCAACAGGTGCTGAATTTGCACATAGAATTTTAAAATTTACAGGAACCATTACTGGAAATCAGGTTGTAACCATTCCTCTTGATGTTCAACAGATGTATGTTCTTGTAAATGGCACATCAGGTGCTTACACCGTTCAATTTAAATATGTTTCCGGATCAGGAAGCAGTCTTACTTTTGCAACGACAGATAAAGGAACTAAAATTGTTTATGCTACTGCTGATGATGGTACTAATCCAAATCTTGTTGATACAGGTATTGGATCTACTGCAGGATATGATTTAGATGGTAACGAATTAACTTTAGACGCTGACTCGGATACTAGTATTACAGCAAGTACAGATGATCAAATAGATTTTGAAATTTCAGGCGCTGATGATTTTACAATGACAGCGAATGCATTCAATGTATTAACAGGATCTCATGTAACTTTTGCCGATAGTGCTAATGCTAAATTTGGTACTGGCAATGATATGTTAATGTATCATGATGGATCAAATTCATACATTACAAATGCAGTAGGTGCTTTAAAAGTTGCAACAGAAACTTCAGGTATTGCAGTTACTATTGGACATACAACTTCAGAAGTAACGGTTGCAGATAATTTAACAGTTACAGGAACTTTAACTTTAGGTTCAGGTGCAGAATTAACAGAAGCAGAATTAGAATTTTTAGATGGTATTACTGCAGGTACTGCAGCAGCAAGTAAAGCAATGGTTTTAGATGCTAGTGCAGATATTACTGGTGGTAGAAATCTAACTATCTCTGGTGAATTAGACGCTGCAACTTTAGACATATCAGGAAACGCTGATATAGACGGAACAACAAATTTAGATGCTGTCGATATTGACGGTGCAGTTCAATTAGACGCAACATTAACAATCGGTGCAGATGATCAGGGATATGATGTTATACTTTACGGAGATACAGCAAGTGCAAATGTTACTTGGGACACATCAGCAGATGATTTAATATTTAATGGTGGAGCAGGTCTTATTGTACCTGACGGACAACTTACTTTAGGAAGTACAGCTGTTGCTTCAACAGCAGCAGAATTAAATTTATTAGATGGTAAAGCTGCAGCTAATCTTGCTTTAACAGGCATAGTTGAAGGAACAGAGTTTACAGACAGTTTATTAGTAGGTCATACGACTACAGGAACTTTGGATGCTGCTACAAGTAATACTGGAGTTGGTATTGATGCTATGGATGCAATAACTTCAGGAGATCATAATACTAGCGTTGGATTTGGTTCTGGAACCGCAATTACATCTGGTGAAAGAAATACTGCAGTTGGTCAAGGTGCATTAGCAACAATGGCTACAGGAAGTGATAATGTTGCTATTGGTCGACAGTCTTTACGTTTATCAACAGGTACAGCTAATATTGGAATTGGTAGAGATTCTGGTGAGGCAATTGCTGCTGGTACAAGAAATATTTGTATAGGTACTCATGCTGGAGATAATATTACTTCAGGTTCTGGAAATGTAATAATCGGAAAAGTTGATGCTGGATCAGCAACAGGTTCAAGACAATTAGTAATTGCTGGTAATGACAGTTCAACAACTACAACATGGATAACAGGAGATTCTGCTGGAGAAGTAACTATTCCAGCAACACTAACAACTACTGTTAATAGTATAACTGGAGTAGCTATTCCAGGTAAATTTGGAGGAACGAATTTTCCAAGTAGTCTTTTAGTTGGTAGTGTAACAACAGGAACTTTAAATAATGCAGATGGTAATATTGGAGTTGGGGGAAATGCTTTAAGATCAATTACTCAAGGTGATAATAATATTGGTATAGGTTTATCTGCTTTAGATGATTTAACAACAGGTGGTGGTAATATTGGTATTGGTAGATATGCTATAGGAGATGTTAGTACAGGAGAATATAATGTAGGTATGGGAATGTACGTTTTAAGAGAAGTTACAGGTGATTACAATGTTGCATTTGGATCCAATTCTGGTAATTCAATAACTTCAGGTGATTATAACATTGTTCTTGGTCAGCAAGCTGGTCAAAATATTACAACAGGTTCTGGAAATATAATTATTGGAAAAGTAGATGCTGATTCAGCTACTGGTTCAAGACAATTAAAAATTGCAGGTTATGATGGATCAACAACTACAACATGGATAACAGGAGATTCTAGTGGAAACTTAACTTTCAATGGTAAACTACACAATGTAACTGATCCAACAGCTGCTCAAGACGTAGCTACAAAATCATATGTTGATGCTGTTGCAACTGGTTTAGATGTAAAAGATTCAGTTGCTCTTGCGACAACAGCTGCTTTAGCTGCATCTACATACGCTAATGGTGCAGGTACTATAACTGCTAATGCAAATGGTGCTTTAACTGTTGATAGTGTTGCAGTTGCTGTTGATGATAGAATTTTAGTTAAGAATCAAGCTTCAGCATTACAAAATGGAATTTATAAAGTAACAGCAACAGGTAGTGCTGGGGCTGTTTTTGTATTAACAAGAACACCAGATGCTGATGCAGCTTCTGAAATAACAGGTGGTGCATTTACTTTTGTTGAAAAAGGAACTATTAATGCTGATAATGGATATGTATTTACACATGATGGTACTCCTACATTAGGATCAACAGCAATTACAGTTGCACAATTTTCTGGTGCTGGACAAATTACTGCTGGTGCAGCTTTATTAAAAACAAATAATACTTTAGATGTTAGAGTTGATGATTCTTCAATACAAGTTACCAGTGATGCTTTAAATGTTAAAGCATTAGGTGTTACAAATGCTATGTTAGCAGGTTCAATAGCTAATGCA